AGAAGGAGGCCCCCACAAGGGACCCCCTTCTCCGGGTGCTTATGGCATCTACACTCTCTATGGCATTCTCTGCCATAGCCGACCGACTGAGGAACCTTTTGTGGGCTCGCCGTGGAAGTACTCAATCAACAGGGAAATCCTGTGGGCTGAGTTTGAGGGTTGGATTCCTCATTGCGTTCCATATCGCGAGCGGCAACGATCCATGACGCGCGATGTTTCCGTGCTCATCCGCGATGCGGCTGACCTCGGGACCAAAACGCCTATCATGTCCATACCACACCACCGCAAGGTGGAGTATATGGTGGATCGTTCGAATGCAGATAGGAGAGGTCTCCCAGATAATGGGTCTGACCTCACCTACTGGTCGCAGGAAACCGTCGTTCATCACGCGGAAACTGCGTCGGCAAGGAATTGGGCTGGTTGGTCCTTTCCAGGACCTCCCATCCCACCACGTAGAGACGTGGGCGAGTGGGTACCACAGATTTGGCGGCGTCAGCCGTCCAACTCTCTGATTGACCCACTCGGACTTCCTTTGCCCATTACTGAACTCCAGCTTAACACCTTAGGTGCCTCGCTGGTGAATCAGGCCTTACCCACAATTGCTGCCTCGAACTTGGGCGTCGCTTTAGGCGAACTCGTTCGAGACGGCTTTCCGAGAGCTTCACTGGCCACCTTCAAGGCATTGAATAACATGTCTAGAGGTGCAGCGGACGACTTCCTGAACTTCCAGTTCGGGTGGAAGCCGCTTGTCTCGGACCTCTTACAGTTTAGAGATGTTCTTCGGAACAAATCTTTGATCCTCGCTCAGTTGGAGCGGGATTCCGGGCGACTAGTCCGGCGTAAGAGGGGGATTCCTCCAGTGGTGACCAACGAAGCCTTCGAAGTTACCGGCACTCAACTGCAGCCGGGCTCTGAAGGGTTGGTCTATTCCACTGAACCAGGTGCGCTTGGATCTCTCCAGGAGACAACCAGCAAATGGTTCTCGGGTGCCTTCACTTACCATCTACCCACTGGAAATTCTCGGTGGGACAGGTGGTTTCGTAAATCACTCGAGCTAGACCGTCTCTACGGTCTAAGTCTCACTCCCGAAACTCTCTGGGAGCTCGCACCTTGGAGTTGGCTCGTAGACTGGGAGACCAACGTCGGTGACGTCATTTCCAACGCCACCAAGATGGCCCAGTACGGGATGGTGATGCCTTATGGCTACGTCATGTGGGAGATAGATCGGACGTACCGCTTTACCGGGTACGTCCGTCCTCTGTCTAGTCGCCGTTTCGACGGCCAGAACCCGCGTTTTGACGTAGAGTACCGGGTTGTTCGCCGGTACCGCAGAAAGGCTAACCCGTTCGGATTTGGGGTGACCTGGGAGAGTTTATCTAACACTCAACTAGGCATCCTCGCGGCCCTTGGTATAACTCGGGCTAATAGGGGCGATTAGTCTTCGTCCCTCCGCGGAATCCCTTCACCGACTGTGAGATCCATGGTCGGTACACACCACCAGGAGTTGTCATCTGTGTTTTCTGACCCTCAGAGCGTCAAGCCGGGTCAGACCGCGACCGCCTTCACCGGCGGGACCGCCCAGTCGCTTCCGCGTACTGGTTCCGGTCTTAACATCGGGGAGTTCAAATCCTCCGATGGAAATTACGGTCTGACCGTTCGTCATACGACAGGCAAAGGGCGTCTTCGTCATTCGATTCGGTTCTACAACCGCAAGGTTGCGACCGACCCGCTTGACTCGACTCTCAATGCCTACTTCGACATGGCAGTCTCTGTCACTGTCGACCGCCCTGTCGTCGGCTACACTGTAGCCGAGGCCAAGGCAATCGTGGACGGGATCGTGACCTATCTGGCCACGACCTCCGGCGCTTCCATCACCCAGCTTCTGGGTGGTGAGAGCTGACTTGCGCCATTGACGCTCCCAGCTTATAGCTGGGTGGTCAGTCTACGCAGGCAGGACTGAGTTCCCTCTTTAGGAGGTCTCATGAAAAGCCTGTTAGACATGTGGTGTGTTCTTGCGAGGGATGTTTCCTCGCTGTGTAGTGCCAGCACCAGCCGCGACGTTAAAACCGCCGCGGTTCGATTCGAACATGAAGGGCTGTCGTTCTTGACGATAACCCTGCCTACCTTCGCCCGTGGTCTCGAAAGAGCCCTCGAGCTTGGGAAGGCGAGTCCCAGCCTCTGGCCCAGATGGGCCTGTAGAGGTAGCACACCTCGATTTCTCGGGGAAATGCTGGACCTTGTGTTCGATCGTAGTGATGGTCGTCTTCTCGACGATGCGTCAGTGGATTGCATCTGGGGCATCCGTCAGCTCTCGCTGATGGCGTCCAAGATCGAGCTAGAATGCGCTGATAAGCGCCTAGCTCGCGCCGCTGATCTGTATGTCGAGTGTGAGCAGGAAGTCCGCGAGGTGGACTCGTCGTCCAATCTCGTTGATCGTGACAGCCTCTCCAGGGTGTTTACCATCCTGTTTGGCGACGTGCTGTCTTCCACAGACCGCGAGGTCTATGAAGGACAGCTCGTTCCTCGTCACGGTTCCGGTGCTACTGCTGATCGACTGACGGGAAACCGTAAGCTCGATCAAACAGAATGGCCGGCGCGTCTGGAACAGCATTTTCCCTTTGGGGAATATGCCATTCCCAACTGGAGATATAACAATCTCCTCGACGCGGTGGACTTCCTCGAACCTGGCAACGAACGACCCGTTAAGGTCGTGTTCGTGCCTAAGACGATGAAGACGCCACGAGTGATCGCTGAGGAACCCGTGTGTATGCAATACACACAGCAGGCTCTCATGCGGACACTCGTCCCTAAGCTTGAGAAATCGAGCGTAGGGTGTATGATCGGGTTTTCTGACCAGGACCCAAACAGGGCCATGGCTCGAAGAGGTTCTCTTACCAGAGAACTTGCAACGCTCGATCTGAGCGAAGCGTCCGATCGCGTCTCCAACCAGCTTGTGATCCACCTGCTCCGTCATTGGCCTCACCTTTCGGGTGCGGTTCAAGCGTGCAGGTCAACACACGCTGACGTTCCTGGCACAGGGGTTATCCCCCTGGCTAAGTTCGCGTCTATGGGTTCGGCTCTCACTTTCCCGATTGAGTCGATGGTGTTCCTTGCGATCACCATCCAGGCTTGCTCGGGTTTTAGGGAGAGTCAAGACGGTCATCTACTCAGGGAGGCTGTAACTCGCCTCTCTGATGATGTGCGCGTGTTCGGGGACGATATTATCGCCCCTCAGCACATGGCACGTACTGTGGCTTCCCATCTTGAGTCCTATGGCCTCAAGGTGAATAGGGACAAGAGCTTCTGGAACGGCAAGTTCCGGGAGTCTTGTGGAGGAGATTTTTACGCGGGCACTGATGTGTCCGTTGTGAGGGTTAGACAACCTCTCACTTTCTCCTCCGCCACGGCTGACGTGAACTGCTTGGAGGGCACTGTGGCTCTACGGAACAACCTCTACGAGGCTGGTCTGTGGAAAACCGCATATTGGCTTGACTCACGTCTGGAGGCGGGACTCAAACACCGCTACCCTTACGTGACTGCCACCTCCTCGGGTCTCGGACGTCGGTCTTTCTTGGGTTACTCATCCGAGAGGACCTGTCGATTCTTGCATGCTCCGTTGGTGCATGCCTGGGTTCCTCAGCCTCGCATACCGATCTCTCGGTGTAGCGGGGAAGGGGCGTTGCTCAAGCACCTCCTTAAAGGGGGAGGTGTCCTCCAAAGAGGTCACCTGGAACGATCAGGACGTCCTAAGTCCGTTGCACTAAGACTTAGGTGGGTGCGTCCGTTCTAGTAACGGACGCAGACGCGCCTTCCACAGC